ATACGATGCTCCGGATCCGCGCATTAAACAGCTGGCGCGCCGCAGTACAGTGACGCCGGGCGGGGCTGCCTGCAGATATAACGATATTATTCCGGCTGACCACTGTCTGCATGATGTGCAGGATATGAGTACGCTGAATCATCCGAAGGCAGACCTGAGCAAAGGGCAGTACGGCTGTGTCGGCCAGGGCTTACATATTGCCAAAAAACTGCTTCCGTATATCCCGAATAACGCGGGGATCCTGCTGGTACCATGCTGTCGTGGTGGTTCTGCATTCACCCAGGGCGCTGAGGGGACATTCAGTGCGGACACGGGGGCTAGCCATGATTCGGCACGCTGGGGTGTGGGTAAACCGTTATATCAGGACCTGATTGCGCGCACCAAAGCTGCATTACAGAAGAACCCGAAAAATGTGTTGCTGGCGGTGTGCTGGATGCAGGGAGAGTTTGACATGAGCGCCGCCACCCACGCACAGCAACCTGCGCTGTTTACAGCCATGCTGACACAGTTTCGTGCTGACCTCTCCGTGTTTAACGCGCAGTGCCATGGTGGCAGTGCTGCAGATGTGCCGTGGATTTGTGGTGACACGACGTATTACTGGAAAAATACATACGCTACCCAGTACGACACCGTGTACGGCGGGTATAAAAACAGGGAGAGTGAGGGCGTTTATTTTGTGCCCTTCATGACAGACGGTAACGGTGTCAATACCGCCACTAACGCGCCGGCAGAAGATCCGGATATTCCGGCATCAGGATATTACGGTGCGGCATCGAGAACGAATGGAAACCAGGTATCATCAAACCGCCCGACACATTTCAGTTCATGGGCGCGCAGGAGCATTATTCCGGATCGTCTGGCAACCGCTATTCTGAACGCAGCCGGGCGCACCTCAGCCTTCATCAGTGGTAAGGCACCGGAAATCAAACCCTCGCCCGGCGGCAACACGCCATCGGGTCCGTCTGCAGATACGTCCGTTCGCACAATCTCCCTGCTGCCGGCAGCCGGAGAGGCTGCTGCGCAGGGCTGGAGCATTAAGGATGGCGGAATTCAGTTGTCGGGTGGTGTATTTAAGATCGCCAAGCAGAGCAATAAAACCTGGTCCCTGACGCATCCGGTGGATGACGCAATTACCCTGCTGACACAGGGCGGCAGACTGACCTGTAAGTTCCGCCTGTCAGGCGCACTGACCAACAATCAGTTCGGGCTGGGGATTTATCTGTATACGGATGCTCCCGTTCCTGATGGTGTGGCGATGACGGGTACCGGTAATCCGTTCCTGATGTCGTACTTCACTCAGACCACTGACGGCAGAGTGAATCTGATGCATCACAGGAAAGCCGGAAACACGAAGCTGGGGGAGTTCGGCGATTACGGTAACGACTGGCAGACGCTGGAGCTGGTGTTCACCGCCGGCAGTGCCACGGTTACTCCGAAACTGAATGGAGTGGCTGGCCCGGCATTCCAGGTTATAAAAGACAGTCTGACACTGGGACTGAATGCGCTGACGCTGACGGATGTTACAAAAAATGCAGCGTATGGCGTTGAGATAGAAAGTCTGGTGCTGGAGATAAATGCACCGGCAGCATAATAAAAAAAGAGCCAGCGACTGACCTGAAAGAAGACGCTGGCTAAAAGGCCTTATATGTTTGTAGAGACTTATTTTTCACAGACAGCAATGATGCCTGTCAATATATTATCAATATGCGGATTGTTTCAGTTACAGATGCTTTATTAAGGAAAAAACAGCCAGCACTGACTTTCGGTGGAGAGGTGCTGGCTCAGAAGGATAGTTGGATTTCACATGATACTTATGCCTGGCGGTATATTTTCTGACAGACAGTGACGGGTGTTGTCAAGATATTGTGTCATTTATAACCTGAATCAGGGGAGGCCGGAATGTTATCTGGCATTTTTAGCAGAGCCTGAATGCCATAATCACGGCTCCCGGCGTTGGCCGTCAGTGGGTGACACTGGCGGCTTTTTTGTTTTTCTTTACTTTCATTTTCTGTCGGCGGTGACGGAGACATACATCAGATGGAAAAAATCACAACAGGTGTGTCATACACCACGTCAGCGGTGGGGACGGGATACTGGTTACTGCAGCTGCTGGACAAAGTCTCTCCGTCCCAGTGGGTGGCAATAGGTGTGCTGGGAAGTCTGCTGTTTGGCCTGCTGACGTATCTGACTAACCTGTATTTCAAAATCAGAGAGGACCGTCGTAAGGTGGCGCGGGGAGAGTAGTCGATGAATAAACAATACGAACTGGTTGTAAAATGAATATTTCTAACTGAAAAAACGTTCCATGAGGTAAGAAAAGGTCACAGGCAATCAATAACAGGACGTGATGAAAGACCCTTGCATTTGTGCGCTTTCTCTTTAGATAGCAGCAGATACTGAAAATCTGAGTTGTCGGGGAGTCAGGGATACAGCTGTGCAAGAGTTGGTCATTGTGATTCCATTGAAATCCTGTATGCCATGAAGGGCAGGATTTTATGGCTACCTGAGCTTTGGTGATAGTAAGTTGAAAATTCGCATTTTTTGCTGACATGCGTAACGAGAATCCCATAAACAGGGAGGACTTAATTCTTCATTAACCCATGCGTTGATATTATGTTTCAGCCGTTGAAGCATCAGCGGTGTTAATGTTGTGGTAATAATATCCAGCGTTTTATGTGAGATCTTACCGTAAGGGTCTGCAAGAATGCTGCTTGTTGCTTCGTTATTATCTGCCATCAGAAGAAGTAACTCTGATTTAACGTTTTCTGTCATTAGTTGTAAAAATCTTCTGCGCAAACTTTCTTTACTGTTCATTTATATGGCTTCATTTGTTGTAATCTGCTGCGTCTCAAGGGATATGTTTATGAGAGCGACCATGAGTGTTTGATTATATACCTAACATATCAAGGGATTAGAAATCGATAAATCCCCATGAACGAAAAAATAAAATACGGCCTGTCGGCTGCCGTTCTGGCGCTGATTGGTGCAGGTGCTTCTGCGCCTGAAATCCTCGACCAGTTTCTGGATGAAAAGGAAGGTAACCACACCACGGCATACCGTGATGGTGCGGGGATCTGGACCATCTGCCGTGGTGCCATTCTGGTGGATGGTAAGCCTGTTATTCCTGGCATGAAGCTGTCAAAGGAAAAATGCGACCGGGTTAATGCCATCGAACGTGACAAGGCGCTGGCATGGGTGGAGAAAAACATCCGGGTGCCGCTGACCGAACCCCAGAAAGCGGGGATCGCGTCATTCTGTCCGTACAACATTGGCCCCGGTAAGTGCTTCCCGTCGACGTTTTATAAACGAATTAATGCAGGCGATCGAAAAGGTGCCTGTGAGGCGATTCGCTGGTGGATTAAGGACGGTGGCAGAGACTGCCGTATTCGTTCAAACAACTGCTACGGTCAGGTATCCCGTCGTGACCAGGAGAGCGCGCTGGCGTGCTGGGGTATCGACAGATAAGCAGAATATTTTGCTGAAAAATAAGGCATGGCCACGCGGGCGGATAACATGAAATCCTGCGAACTGGCAAAATGTAAGTGAATAAAAGTAAAAACCCCGTTTGTTGGCAGCAAGCGGGGTTTTGTTTTTATGGCAGTAAGCTATGGGAGGCTGCCTTGATTGATTTTAGCAAACTGATTAGGGAGTTGCGACTCATGATTAGTCAATTACCAAACTGGAAATTTTTGCTGGTCTGGAGCATCCCTTTTTTATGGGTAGTATCCCAGTTAATTGTGGCAATTAAGGGGTAGCTATGTCAGACAAACTCATAACGCCGGCAAAGGTCCTGTGTGTGATTGTCGGTATTTCATTTTCACTAATGCTGGTTGCTCTTTTTCTGTCCCTCGCCTGGGTGATGTTGTCTTCGTCGGGGCTGCTGGGGTGACAGTGACTGATGACATCAGCAGAGCGCTGGCTTTTGCTATTAAGTGGGTGGCTGTTGGTATTGCTGTGTCTCCGATGCTGTATGGGCTGGCAAAACTGGTCATTGCGCTGAAATCGTGAACTTTAAAAAGATGAGTGCTGAACTTATTCGGGCAATGGCATTTGCCATTCGTATTGTGGCCATTGCTGTTCTGGTCTGGGCAATCCGTTGGTGGTGATATGAACCGTGTTCTGTGTGTGGTGATTATTGTCCTGCTGGTAGCCTGTGGTGTGCTTAGTCTGGGGCTGAATCATTACCGCGATAACGCCATCACCTACAAAGCGCAGCGCGATAAAAAAGCCAGAGAGCTGGAGCTGGCAAACGCAACTATTACTGATATGCAGGTGCGCCAGCGCGATGTTGCTGCGCTCGATGCAAAATACTCGAGGGAATTAGCCGATGCGAGAGCTGAAAATGAAACTCTGCGCGCTGATGTTGCCGCTGGTCGTAAGCGCCTGCGGATCAACGCCACCTGCCCCGGTACCGTGCGTGAAGCCACCGGCACCTCCGGCGTGGATAATGCAACCGGCCCCCGACTGGCAGACACCGCTGAACGGGATTATTTCATCCTCAGAGAACGGTTGATGACAATGCAGAAGCAGGTGGAAGGGGCACAGGACTATATCCGCACTCAGTGTACTAAGCAGGCTTTTTATTATCCGGAGGATGTATGAAGAAATTACAGGTAACGGTAAAACCTTTTCAGGGAACAATTCCGTTCCGTGTTTTGCAACATGGCCGTGTTCTGCTTGAAGAGGTGTTCAGAGGTAAATGCACTGAATGTTATTCACGAACATATGAAGTGAATGCCACGCATGAAGAATTCACCGTTGAGTGTGTGATGAATACTGATAAATGCCGAATGGTATCCGCTGAATTACAGCCAGTGTGTTGAGCGACCTTATTATCCATGCGCGGTATTGTCGCCGTATTCCTGCATTAACAGAGACCGCAGCCCGACAGGGAGACTCCTCTGCGAGAGTGTGCGGGGATAATCAAAAACGATACACACCGGGGTTTACCGCGTAAACGGAGCGCGGCGTTCTCCCCTCATGGTCGCCCGTCCGGTGCGATGGTGGAAGAAACTGGAATCTGTTCAATAAAAAAACTGCCGTGTTGGAGTCACAGCAGTAATGTACTGATTGGGTAGAAGATTATTATTGTTATGCTTTATTTTTATTCTATATGGCTGATTATTTCAATTCGGAATTAATACAGCTAATGTCTGTGAGTTTTTATAAATTCAGCAATATAAAGAAATAGTTATATGAACAGCCATCGCAGAGCATACTGTGTATCATTCTTTTTTATAGTCAACTGACGGGCATATTTTATGTCTGCTGCCAGCTCCCGGCGGCAAGATTCAATGACCCACGCAGAAAAATTTTCTGAACCTTTCTGGTCAAGAGCGATGTTAATTTGTTCAATCATCTGGTTTGGAAATCGGATGTTGCGGGTTGTTGTTCTGCGGGGCCGGTTTTTCGATGACATTTTCTTTCCTCTGGTGACAAGCTATATGGCGAGGATTTTACATGGCTGTGCTTCGTACGTTACCGGGCAGAATCAAAACTCTGAATACCCGGCGGGTGAATGTCCTGAAGGGTGAACAGCGTCGGGTCAGTGGCAGTGCACGTGTTTCCCTCAAGCGTCGTATCTGGCTGAGGGATGCCGGGCAGTGCTGTCTCTGTGGTCGTGTGGTTGACCTCTGTGACAGTGAACTCGATCACCGAATTGCACTTCAGTTCGGTGGTGGTAATGAGGAGACGAATCTCTGGACGCTCTGTACCGAATGCCATCGACAAAAGTCTGCTCGTGAAGTGGCGGGTGGTATGCCGGACCCGACGCTGCCGGAGGTGTCCGGAGGTCATGGCAGGGCAGACGATATCATCGGACTGTGACCCGCCCCGGGGGGGGGATCATCCGGCGAAAAAAACGATCCGCCCCGGACACCGCCCCCCGTCTCATGCAGAAGAAAAAATTCCTGTTCAGGCCAGTTAACATGTTAACTGGCTGCCCGGGCATTTTTCGGTTTTTATCTTTATTATTCAGTTTGTTGTGCGAAAAAAATGTTAACTGGCTTTTTCAGCAAATGTTAACCAGGCAGCAGTTAACATTTGCGGCATGAGACGCCGGGAAAAATGGGCTGAACCATACCCGGCTGAGTGCGTTATGGACCCGGGAGGAGGCTGTGCTGACAACGCAAAAACGAAAATTTGCGCTGGCGCTCATGTCCGGGAAAAACAAAACAGCGTCAGCCATTGCCGCTGGTTATTCGGCGAAGACCGCCAGGGTTAAAGGCTCGCAGCTGGCAAAAGATCCGGAGGTGCTTGCGTTTATAGCCCGTAAACAATGCGAGACGGTGGAGGTGGATGAGGTTCCTGTTTACCGGCAGAAAAAATCAGAGCAGGAGGATAAACCCCGTCGCCGTGAGGCGGCTGCAATACCACAGCCGGACGAAAACAATCCGGAGATGCCACCGTCCGCGGTGATGTCTCCTGGTATTGAATATATGGAGGATGGTCTTCCCGATCCGGTGAAAGCGATGGGGCGTCTTCTGGTGGAGAACATTAATACCGACCCCAGGCTGGCGCTGGATGCGGCTTATAAGCTGGCGCAGTTCACGCACCATAAAAAAGGGGATGCCGGTAAAAAATCGGCAAAAGGTGACGCGGCGAAAAAAGCGGCTAACCGTTTTGCGGTGCCACCACCACCCCGCCTGGTGGTGAATAATGATAATGAGGGCAACGAATGATACCTGTGTGGAGCACGGCCTGCCCGGACTGGGCAGAGCGCCTGAAAAAGGGGCTGTCGATTATTCCGGCTCCGATTTATCCGGAGCAGGCTGCACATGCACTGGCGATTTTTAAACAACTGCGGATTGTGGATGCACCGGGTAGCCCGACATTCGGGGAGTCCTGTGCACCGTGGGTGTTTGACCTGGTGGCGGCCCTGTTTGGCTCCTACGATGCGCAGACCGGTGTTCGCCATATCAAGGAAGTGTTTATCCTTATCCCCAAGAAAAACAGTAAGTCCACGCTGGCCGCGGGGATCATGATGACGGCGCTGTTACTGAACTGGCGGCAGGCGGCGGGCTACACCATTCTGGCCCCGACCGTGGAGGTGGCGGCTAACGCCTTCAACCCTGCCAGGGATATGGTACGACGGGACGATGATCTGGATGACCTCTGTCAGGTGCAGACACATATCCGGACCATCACCCATCGGGTGACGGACACCACCCTGAAGGTGGTGGCAGCCGATCCGAATACGGTGTCCGGTATCAAGTCCGTGGGGACACTGATTGATGAACTGTGGCTGTTTGGCAAGCAGTACAAGGCGGAAGACATGCTACGTGAAGCCATCGGCGGGCTTGCCTCCCGTCCGGAAGGGTTTGTGGTGTATACGACCACCCAGTCGAATGAAACCGCCCGCCGGGGTGTTCAGACAGAAACTGCAGTATGCCCGGGATGTCCGTGACGGCAAAATTCATGATCCGCACTTTCTGCCGGTGATTTTTGAGCATCCTCCTGAAATGGTGGAAAGCGGGGCTCATCTGCTGATGGAAACCTCGCCATGGTTAACCCGAA